AAAGCCACTAGACGAAGTCGTAGCATTAGCACAACAAGGCTTAGACTACACACAAAAGACACAACAAGTAGCAGAACAACGTAAAGAGCTAGAAGCCTATGCTGAGCAGATAAAAATGCAAGAGCAAGCCTTTCAAGAACAAATGCAACTTAATAATGTCTTAATAGAAGATGTAGCTAAAATCACAGCACTAGACCAACAACTCAACCAATATGCTAACGTGAATTGGCAAGAGTTATCTGATAGTGACTTTGTGGAAGCGCAAAAACATTTCTTTACATATAACCAACTACAGCAACAACGTAGTCAACTCGTTTCACAGTTTGAAGCCAAAAAGCAGGAAGTCGTTAGTAAGCAAACGCAATTGATGGCAGAGAAGATAGCTAAAGGAAAAGAGATTCTAGCAAAAGAGATACCAAATTGGAGTCCTGAGACTAACCAAGCATTGTTATCTACTGGCAAAGAGTATGGCTTTTCAGATGCAGAACTCAACGCAATTGTTGACCCTCGTCACGTGAAGGTATTGCATGACGCTATGCAATGGCGCAAATTACAACAAAATTCTACTGTAAAGAAAAAAGTGTCAAGCGCAAAACCAGTTGTGAAACCTGGAGCTAAAGACACAAAAGCGGAAGCCAATTCTAATGCTCGTCAACTACGTGAGCAATTACGTAAGACAGGCAAATCAGATATGGCTGCAAAACTCATAGAAAACATGCTTTAATTTACAAAGGAAAAAAATATCATGGCAGTTTCAGCAACCAATAGTTATACCGGTAAAGGTATAGCAGAATCATTTGAGGATATCATTTTTGATATTTCTCCAGAAGATACACCATTGCTTTCATTAGCAAAAAGAATGTCAGCAGGTCAAACATACCATCAATGGCAAACAGACGCACTTGCAGCAGCAGGTACGAACACATCTGTTGAAGGTGATGACGCTTCATTCGCAACATTACCTGCTACAACAGTATTAGGTAACTACACACAAATCTCACGCAAGACAGTTCAAATTTCAAACACATATGACGTAGTACGTAAGTATGGTCGTAAGTCTGAAGTTGCTTACCAACTTATGAAAGCTGGTAAAGAACTTAAACGTGACATGGAATATGCAATCGTACGTAACCAAGCATCATCAGCAGGTGGTCCAGCAACAGCTCGTTCAACTGCAGGTGTAGAATCATGGATTACTAACCGAGTATTAGCAACAGGTTCAACAGCAGGTACAACACCTGGCTTCAGCAATGGCACAGTAGCATCACCAACAGATGGTACTTCTGTAACATTCATTGAAGCAGACTTAAAATCAGCATTACAATTAGCATGGACAGACGGTGGTGAGCCATCACTTATCCTTATGTCAGCTACAAACAAAGCTCGTTTCTCAGGCTTTGCTGGTATTGCTACTAAGTTCAACAACGTTCAAGGTACAACACAAGCTACAATTACTGGCGCAGCAGACGTTTACGTTTCTGACTTCGGTAATCATACTGTGAAACTTGACCGTTTCATGCGTGACCAAGCTGTTTTATGCGTAGACCCAGGTTATGTTGGCTTAGCTTCATTACGCCCAATGGCTAAAGAAGAACTAGCTAAAACTGGTGACAGCACAAAATGGTTACTCACAGCAGAATATGCATTAGTGGTTCAAAACCCAGATGCACATGCTAAAGTACAAAACGTAGGTGCTTAGTAAATAGTTATGATATAATGGAGGGAGTTAATTCTCCCTCTATTGTATTTTTATATGCCAATATTATTTGACCACAATAGCGTAACAGGTGTAAGTCAGTACTTTGACTATGACCCAGCTAAAGATACATATTACCTAACTTCTACTCAAGACTTGAGTGGTATGTTAGACAAAATTAAACAATCAAGAGATAACCCAGATGTATGGGGTAAAGGCGTTAAAGAAGAATGGGCGCACTTTGCTAGTATTCCTCCTGTAGTGGAAATGCAATTAAAGCAAAAGGGTATAGACATATATAACCCTGACCATACAAAAGCAATGATAAAAGAAATAAACGAAAACTATCCATATCTTAAGTTGACAACAAAGAATGGATAAAGAAGAAATAAGAGAAATACAATTAGCCATACATGACCTTATCAACAAGGAAGAGTATGACAAAGCATTACCACTTATATATTCTGTATTAGAAGAATATCCTAATGACGCTGCTACACTAAACTTTCTAGGATATATCTGGTTACAAGGCGATAAGCCTGCATTTGCATATCAGTTCTTCCGTAGAGCATTACAAGAGATGCCAGGCAATAAAGCGATATGGACATCTTTAGGTCGTGCAGCACATGAACTAAATATGTATGAAGATGCTCTAAAGTATTTCTTAAAGTCAGCAGAATTAGACCCTACATACGCATTAGCTTATTCTAATGCAGCAGCAACACTAGTACAAACATCTAAATGGGAAGACGCAGAGAAAGCCTGTAAGATGGCTTTAGAATGTAACCCTAACGATATACATGGTCAACTAAACCTAGCACATAGCTATCTAGCTAAAGGTGAATGGGATAAAGGTTGGGAGTATTGGGGTAAGTCACTCGGTGGTAAGTTTAGAAAAGAATGGGTGTATGGTGACGAAGTAAGATGGGATGGCACTAAAGATAAAACACTTATTATCTATGGCGAACAAGGTCTAGGTGATGAGATATTCTATGGTAGCTGTATTCCTGACGCTATTAAGTCAAGCCATAAAGTCTACATAGACTGTGACCCAAGATTAGAAGGTTTATTTACACGTAGCTTTCCTGAAGCAGAAGTGCATGGCACTCGTAAAGAAGATAGCCCTGAATGGTTAGCTGATAAGAAGTTTGATTACAGATGTGCAATAGGTGGATTACCTGAGTTCTTTAGACATACCAATAAAGACTTTCCTGGCACACCTTATCTAAAAGCTGACCCTGAAAGACGCACTATGTGGCGTGGGTTATTTGACTCATGGGGTAAGAAAGTTATCGGTATTACGACTAAAGGTGGTATTAAACATACTAATGCTAAAGGTCGTGAGCTAACACAAGAAGACATAGAGCCATTACTTAAGCTCAAAGACTATGTATTAGTTAGTTTAGATTATAGCGTAGAACGCAAATTAGACGGTGTTAAATACTATGATTTTGCGACAAACGCAAAAGACTATGATGATACAGCAGCGTTAATAGCTGAATGTGATATGGTCATAGGTGTGAATACAACAGCATTACATTGTGCAGCAGCTATGGGTGTTAAGACATGGTGTCTAGTTCCTACATGGCATCAATGGCGTTATGCACAAGCAAGTATGCCTTGGTATCGTCACATGAGACTCATATATCAAGACAATGACAAATGGTCAGAAGTTATCAATAAAGTAGCCAAGCAATTAAATGGGACTTGGTGATTGGTTAATGGCATCAGGTGATGCTAAAGAAGCTAATGAACGCACCGGTAAAAAAGTTAAGTTAGGTGATGGCGTTAGAATGTCATGGGATGGTCAAGTATTTGCTAACAATCCTAGAATGGCAAGTAACTCTGATACGAATGTAGTATGGGTTAAAAACTATCAAGGACACAGACCATATCTCAAAGGCACAAAGAATGGTCGTTTATTATTTAATGATGACTATAAACCTAGACCAGGTGAAATATACTTTAACCAAGTAGAAAAGAAAAATATAGAAAAGATAGATAAGGACTACATAGTTGTAGAGCCTAATGTCAAAAAACTTTATATACACACAGTTAATAAAGCATGGCATGGTTGGGAAGAGTTACTTAAACATGACTTACCATGGCTACAATTAGGTGATGTATCTGTAAAACGTTATACGAATTGGAAAGAAACAGCTACTTTTAGAGACGCATTACAAGTATTAAGCAAAGCAAAGTTATTTGTAGGAACAGACGGTGGCTTACATCATGCAGCAGCAGCATTAGGCATACCTTCTGTGGTTATATGGACAGGTTTTACTTCACCGAGGCATTTAGGATATGATACCCATAGAAATATACATGACGGTTCAGAGCCATGTGGGACTTATGATAGCGTATGTCAGCATTGCCTTCTAAAAAGCAAAGCAATAAGCGTAGAACAAGTTTTAGATGCAGTTAATACTGAGTGGAATAGAACGCAGAGATAACGTCTTAAAACGCTTACAAACGCATTGTAAGGGCATTTTAACAACAGAATGGGATGGTAATTCTATTCCTGTAGTTGTTGGCAATTTACATGGTGCTGATAACATACAAATGGAGTGTAGAAAGCAAAATATACCTTACATTCTTATAGATCATGGTTATTTTAATAGAAGCACAGATTTAAATTGGGCTAGATTCTGCGTAAATAACTATCATTGCACAGATTGGCGTACTTCAGATAGAGAAATACCAGAATTTAAAGAATATCGGTCAGGTGAACATGTAATTATACTACCACCTGCTGACAAAATAGCATATATCTATCAAGCAAACGATTGGTTAGATAAAACTGTAGAAGAAATACGCAAATATACAGAACGCAAGATCATAGTTAAGCGTAAAGGTGAAGGTGACTTTAACCAAGCTGTAAAAAATGCTCATGTTGTTGTAAGTTTTGGTAGCGTAGCAGATGTACAAGCAAGTATTTATGGTATTCCGGTGATTGTTTCAGAATATAGTCCAGCGATACCTATTTCAAACAAAATTCAAGATATAGAAAACTTAAAATACCCAGATAGAACTGAATGGTTACGTTCATTAGCAAGTGCTGAATGGCATAGAGACGAAATGGACAAATGCTGGGAAAGATTAAAAGGACAATTAGATGGCATTAACTAACTACACCACGTTTACAGCTACAGTAGAAAGCTACTTAGCTCGTAATGACTTGACAAGTGTTATTCCTGACTTCGTTCAGTTAGCACAGTTAAGATTAAGTCGTGATTTAAGAACAGAAAGAATGTTAAAGGTTGCGACTACTAGCCCAAGTGATAACAAAGTAGCGTTCCCATCTGATTTCTTAGAGTTAAGAGAGATGCACTTACAAGGCAATCCTCCTATTCTATTAGAGTTCCAAACACCTGATTTATTTTTCCGTAATGGTCAAACAACATTATCAGGTCGTTCACACTACTTTACAATGTTAGGTACAGAGTTCCAATTTGCACCTAGCCAAGATACATCATATACAGTTCAAATTTTATATTATGCTCAACCTACATTTATCTCTAGCACAACAGCTAGTAACTTGTTCTTAGCATACTACCCAGACGCTTTACTTTACGCAACTCTAGCAGAAGCAGAACCATATTTATACAATGATCCTAGAATCGCTACTTGGTCTGCTCTTTATGATCGTGCTATTGCTAATATTAAGAAGAGTGATTTAGGTCAAACATACGCATATACAACATTGAGTGTAACTCCAAGATAGTTAATGAGTAAAGAAGCAAAAAAGAAATATGCTTTAAATAATCCTGAAAAGGTTAAGAAAGCTATTAAGAAATGGAATGATGCTCATAAAGATAGATTAAATGAGGCAGCAAAAAGATACTATCATAAAAATAAACATGATCCTGAGTTTAAAGAACTTAATAGACTTAAGATGAAAGCATGGGCATTAAAATACCCAGAAAAAGTATTAGAACAATCTGCTAGAAAAAGGGCAACAAAGTTATTAAGGATGCCTAAGTGGTCTGATAGAGCAGAAATTAAAAGGATATATGAAGTAGCACAACGTAAAAGCAACATCGAAGGAAGAAAGTATCATGTAGATCACATTATTCCTTTAAGAGGTAAATTAGTATCAGGACTTCATATACCATCTAATTTACAAGTAATATTAGAATCAGAAAACCTAGCAAAAAGTAATCAATTTATACAGGAGTAATAATTATGGCAGAGATGTCGAATTTTTTGGAAAATGCACTCATAAACGCTACATTACGTGCAACAACATATACATCACCAGCAACAGTTTATGTATCACTATGGACTTCAGACCCTACAGATGCAGGTAGCGGTACAGAAGTATCAGGTGGTTCATACGCTAGAACATCAGTCACATTTGGTTCACCATCTAACGGTGTAACTACAAATGATGCAGACGTTACTTTCCCAACAGCAACTGGCTCATGGGGAACAGTAGGTTGGATTGGTATTAATGATGCTTTATCATCAGGTAATCTTTTATACCATACACCTTTAGATACATCTAAAACAATTGATACTGGTGACATCTTTAAGATTTCAACAGGCAACCTTTCAGTTACATTAGCTTAAGGATAACTCATGGCGTTAGTCGTCAAGGATAGAGTCCAAGAGACTTCTACTACTACAGGCACAGGCACGTTTACGCTTGCTGGTGCAGTATCTGGCTTTCAGTCATTCTCTGTTATAGGCAATGCTAATACTACTTACTACGCTATTGTAGGTGGCACAGAATGGGAAGTAGGTCTAGGCACTTACACATCTTCAGGCACTACTTTATCTCGTGATACTGTATTAGAGTCTAGCAATAGTGGTTCTCTAGTCAACTTTAGTGCAGGCACTAAAAACGTATTCGTCACATATCCTGCTGAAAAAGCTACATACCAAGACGCTAATGGTACAGCCATAGCACCACAACTATCAGCAAGTAATGGTCTTGTAGAAAACGCTAATACTGTGTCAGCAAACTACACGATACAAACAAACTATAATGCTATGAGTGCAGGACCTGTTACAGTCAATTCAGGAATAAGTTTAACTATACCTTCAGGAAGCAATTGGGTGGTCGTATGAGTATTACTATTAATGGTACAACAGGCATTTCAGGTGTAGACGGTTCATCTACAGCACCTGCCTTTCAAGGAACAGATACCAACACAGGTTTATTCTACGGAACAGATATTGTAGGTATCTCTACAGGTGGTTCAGAAAGAGTAAGAGTAGACGCATCTGGTAATGTAGGTATTGGTACTACGAGTCCTACTTCATTTTCTGGATATACAGTTGTTGATGCTTATAACGGAACAACAGGAGCATTTTTCCTAGTAAGAAACCCAACTAAAACTGGTCAGTTTGTGGTTGATACAAATGGAGTCAGATTAGGTTCTCGCACAAATGACTTTTTAGCATTAACAACAAATGATACAGAACGTATGCGTATAGACACTAGTGGTAATGTATTTGTAAATACTACAAGTCAAATTGACCAAGGACTTATATGTGCAGCTTATAATGGTCAAGCTAAACAAGGAATTGTTTTAAAAGATACCAATGCAACATTAAATGGTAGTTA